AAACAAACAGAATGTCACAATTTGAACAACTAGGTTATTTTTTAGAATATATGATTGAAGATAAATATATTGGATCAACAACTATAGATACTCCAGATAGAAAAGAAATAGGATATTACGGTAGAATTAATGCTATTGCTGAAGAAGATATTATTTTAGATAACAAAAAAAGAATTAAAAAAGGACAATCATTTTATACTAGAATGTATCCTTTATGCGGAAATAAACTTTAATTTAAAAACAAAACAGATGAGAAAATTACCAAAGTACAAGCAAAATTTAAGAATACAAGGAAACGATGTATGGAGTTATTCAACCATTGTTGCTAAAATAGATGGCTCTAATTTAAATCAATTAGGCTACTGGAGTATGACAACTCAAAAGCACATTAACTATGTGGCTAATTATATGAATTTAAACCTCATAAAAAATGAAAGTTAATGAAGCTGCCTGGGAAAAGCTAAAAAAACAAATAGAGTATTATACAGAAGCTGATCCATCTATATCAGACATATCTATTAACTACCAAGTAAAAGAGACAAACAACAAAAATTATTTAAGACTTAACATAACAATAGACAAATGGGACAAGATAACAAATTAGAAAAACTAGAATTAAGAATTAAGATACTAGAAGCACAACTAGAAGAAGCAAGATCACATACTTACATATACCAAACAGATACATTACATTGTTCAGATGGTGAGTTGTACATTGGTTATGATGATAACAAAACTCTTGTAATGGAAGTAGACCAGCTTTTTAGAGACTTACCTTCAATTATAGGTATGGTCACTAAGGAGCAAAAGAAGATGCAGGAAATGCACCTTGAAATGATTAAACAAGCAACAATAGAATTATGATTTTATTAGTTGATGCAGATAGTTTAATTTTTGCAAGTTGCTATCGTAAAAGAGAAACTCCAGAAGATGAAAAGTATTACACAAATATTGTAGATGCCAGGAATAAGTTTGATCAACAGTATATGAAGATTGTAAACGATTTGGAGGAACGATATACAATAGATAAAGTACTTTGTTTTAGTGGATCAAAGGGCAACTTTAGAAAGCTAATTACACCAAAGTACAAAGCCAACAGAAAGAAACAGGAACTGCCACCGCTTTTAAATGAGATGCACCAGTTTGTAAAAGAACAATACGATAGTATATGGGGTTACGGTGTAGAAACAGATGATATTGTTGCTAGGTACTGGAAGCAGATTAGTGATGATCTTGGTAGGGATGAAGTAATAATTGTTTCAATCGATAAAGACTATAAACAATTTCCTTGCTTAATGTACAATTATCACTACAAGCACCAAGTGATATTGGATATATCTGAAGAAGAAGCAATGTATAATTTCTATGCTCAAATGATAGAGGGCGACACAGCAGACAATGTAAACTACTTTAAGGGTAAGGGTAAGAAGTTTGCAGAAAAGCATTTTAAAGATTGCACAACAAAATACCAATACACAAGAAAGCTATATGAATTATTTAAACTAGAATACAAAGGTAAGGCTAGACAAAAATACACCGAGTGCTATCACCTATTAAAATTAAGAACAGAATAAATATTAATTAATAAGCAAAACAAAATGAAAGAATTTAAGATTAATGAAATAAAAGAATTATTAAAGGAAAAGAATTTATTAGAATTTAATAGAGAAATTAGCCAAAGACACACAAACTCTATATTAGAAAGTGTAAATCAATGTGGTATATTAAGATTGCCAATTATAGGTGATATATCTGAATTTGATGCAAGAAGAAAGTATGTTATTGTAGATGGTCAGCATCTTTGTAATGCCTTAACAACTGATCCAATTAAGCACAAAAAGATTATGTGCATTGTTAAAAAATATAATAATAAAAAAGAAGTAATAAAAGATGTAGCAAAACTTAATAATGTTCAGAAAACTTGGAATGATGAAAATTATTTAGATGCCTGGTATAAATTTGGTAAAGATAATATTGAACATTTTAGTAATTATGCTTATTTATGGAATACATACAACCACATTTTTGATGGCTTACCTTGTGGCTTTTTGGTTGATCTTTATTCTAAAAACAAAGAATTATTTAGAGAGGGTAAACTTGAGTTTAGAGATGTAAAATTTAGTGATAAACTTGCACAAATATCTTATATGTTAAAACAAGATTACAACAAAGGTGCATTTACATTACAAGGTTTAAGGAACTGGGCATTTAACAGAAAATTTAAAGAATTAAAAGATATTAATTTCATAAAATTAGAAGCCAGATTAAAATTAGCAATTAGAAATAATGAAGATAAGAACTGTAATGGTAGAGATGATTTCTCTGAATTTATAGATAGAATTTATAAAAGAGTATAACAATGAAAGATAAAATAGTAGAAGATCTAAAAAGAGAATTTGATATAAGAAGTTGTGTAGGTATAGACAAATACAAAACAACACTACAAGACAATAAACACGATGACTTTTTGCAGCACCTAAAAGAAGAACTAATGGATGCAGCTTTATACATACAAAAACTACAAAGCAAATGAATTACAATACAATACCAACAATATTAGAAACACCAGAACAAGTAAGTGATTTACTTATTACATTAACTGGTATAGATATATACAAACAAACAAGGCAAACTGAATACGTTGAGCATAGAGCATTGCTTTGTCATATATTAAGAAACAAACTTGATATGAGGTGGGTGAGTATATCAGACTTTATAAAATCAAAAGGAAAATCATTTGACCACGCAACGGCAATACACGCAAACAAAATGTACCCTATCTATAAGCAGTCAAGATTTGATTACTATGATAAACTTGAAAGTAATTTTATAGTTAAATCACAAATAGAGTATAGCCAGATTTCAAAGTTAGAAGTAATACAAAAAAAGTATGCAACATTAGAAAAAGACTATTTCAAAGCAATAGAAAAACTAAACCAATTTGATGGTGGTTATACTAAAAATGAAAAGAAGTACAGAGCATTAGAAGAAGAACAAAGAACAATGTATGATGAACGTGCAGCTTTAGTATTAAAGTCTTTTGAATGGAAGCAAAACAATAGTGAGTATGAAATAATAAACTGTGCAACGTGATAGAGTTTATAAAAACAATATTGTGTTTAGCATTAAGCTTTGGGTTTCATTGCATAGTATGGGAAGATGACTATGTAAAGTCTAAATTTTGGAAAGTATATTGGGCAATAGTGTTATTATGTTTATTTCCTTTAATTATGATAATATGATAACAACGGGAAGTGATTTTAGTGGTGTGGGTGCTTTTGACCAAGCATTAAAAAAGTTAGGTATTGACTATCAAACTATATATGCTTGTGATTGGGATAAATATGCAAGACAAACCTATATAGAAAACTATGGTGAACCATCGTATTTTCCTAAAGATGTTTATGAGAGAGAAATACCAGAAGAAAGTTTAGATATATATATGACAAGTCCGCCTTGTCAAGCATTTAGTTTAGCTGGTAAAAGAAAAGGTGAAGATGATGAAAGAGGTATTTTGTTTTACAACTCACACGAGTTTATACAAAAGAACAATCCAAGATATTTTATATTTGAAAATGTTAGAGGTTTATTAAGCGATGCCAATGGTGTAACTTTTAAAGTATGGTTAGATATGTTAGGTGGTAAATCAGTTAACGGTAACCCTGTATTGTTTCCGAATGAAAACTCAACACCATATCATATATATTGGAAAGTTCTAAATGCAAAACACTATGGTGTGCCACAGAATAGAGAAAGGGTTTTTATTATTGGTATAAGAGACGACGCAGACAATACCTTTAGGTTTCCAAAAACACAAAACCTAACAAAAAAATTAAAAGATGTTTTAGAAAATAATGTAGATGATAAATACTTTTTAAGTGAGAAGATGGTAAATAGATGCACTACTTATGAGTGGGCAAAACCTTTTACAGACCCAGACAAAAAAGAAATAGCAAATTGTATTACTGCAAGTTATTCTAAACAAGCAAGTGATTGTGAATATATAAACACTAATAACAAAATAGATACAGCTCAAGATAAAAAAACTTTTTTAAATGATGATTTATGGATTGCAGATTATAGAAATGATGAGGGGTTAAGAATTAGAAAAGATAACATCTCACCTTGTATGACTGCAAGAAGACATAGTGAAACAGATATATCAACTATGCCAGCTTTATTAGGTAATAAAAACTACATAAGAAGATTAACACCAAGAGAGTGCTTTAGGCTAATGGACTTTCCAGAAGATTTTAAATGGTCAGTATCAGATACACAAGCATACAAACAAGCTGGAAACTCAATAGTAGTAAATGTACTTGCAGAAATAATAAACAAACTTAACCTATGATTAAAAAAGAATGGCTATTTATGCAAACACCAAAAGAAAAAGCATACAACCTATATAAGAAGTTTTACAATGTAGATGGTCAAGACTTTCACAATACAATGAGTAGTAAGATAGCAAAGCAATGTGCTAAACTACATATAAACCTTATACTTGAAAACGAAATACTAAAACCATCTAACAACATAGAATACTACCAAGAAGTACTAAACGAAATAGAAAAGCTATGAGCAAGAAACTAATACAAAAGCTACAACAACTATTTGACAAATTACCAAAGGGTAAAGAAAGAAAAGCAATAAGAGAAAGACTGTTAAAATTAAAGTTAGGAAATAAATAAAATAAATACGTTATACATATGGAAAAAGTAAAGATTAGTAAGGTAATACCAAATGAAAACAATCCAAGATTTATAAAAGATCAAAAGTTTAAAAAGCTGGTCAAGTCAATCAAAGAGTTTCCAGAGATG